GCGCGAAAGCGTACGCGTCGATGCGTCCTGTTTGCTTGAATGCCTTTGCGCCAGAGCGTAGATTCGTACCGTCTTCGCTCTCTGGCTCTCCATCGATTTCCTTCGCGGCGTAATAAATCGTATTGGCGCTCTCGATGGTCTGCTTGCTGTCGATGGGCAGGGTGTTCCCAAAATCAGCAAAGGCGAACCCGACACAGTGATTGGTATTGCCTTGATCGAGCACGCGGTCGTACGCCCAAACCTTCCGTTGCCCGAAGAGCACGCGCCTCATCTGCACGACGGGCATCTCCATGAACGCGGCGAGCTGATAGTCGCGTTGGTCAGGGGGCGATGGAAGTCGTCCGAAGTTGCGGATCAAGTTCGTGTCTGTTTGCATGGGTTACTCGTTATCTTCGTACCGGATCCAGGCAGTTACCGCCGGGGCAAGTGCATTGCATCCCGCGACCGCCACTTTGATAGAGCCGTTGAGCGCAAAGTGATCGTGGGAGTTGGTGATTGCGGCATTCGCGTTGTCGACCAGTTTGGCGCGCGGATGATAGAGTCCATCGGTGGCATTGTCGGTGACCACGAGCAAGTTGCCACGACTGGGTGATTCGTGCGTGATCGTCACATCGGTCGTCGCCGGTGCCGTCCCCGCATAGTCCAGATAAACGTCCACCAGAAACCCGTTGATTTCAGTGTCGCTTGTGGCATTACCGACGGCGTTCCCGTCTGTCCCCGTTGTCGTTACAGGTATGCTTATTTCACGAATCATAGATCACCTCTGCGTAAGTTCTTATTTGGCGAGCGTCAGCCCAGACCATCGGTCAAGACCGACGCTCGCTGATTACTGGAACTGCTGCTATTTGGTGTAGATGTAGCACCACTGAACGGCAACGGGAGTTGTGTTCGCCGCAGGCGTCAAAGCCGAATTAGTGACGGCGATAGTGAACACACCTGTGCTGTAAATCGCAGATACACGCGCACTGTCACCTGTGACAGCCGACATGCTTGCCCAGGGATTTCCAACCGGCGTTGCGCCCGCGACTGGCGTTGCCGTTGCGGAGTTGGTGACGTTCGTATTGGCGCATTGGATGTAGCCATTTGCCGCCGAGTTGATGACTGTATGCGGCGTCGCAAACGGCACGACCGGCGTTCCTGCAATCGAGACAGACGTTGTATAGACACCTGTGTCTGCTCTAACGCCACCCGATGTAAACGTGGGGACGCCACTGACATTGCCGGTGAAGGCGTACCCGCCTGCGATGGGTGTTGCAGTGGCGACAGGGGTGATCCCCACGTACGCTCCGCCGACACTGATGTTTTGAGAGACGGTCACGTATCCGCCCGCGCCCAACTGCACGACGGGTGTGGTGCCTGCCGCGTCGGAGTAGACAATGATGTCTTTGTTGCGCGAGTCCACGCAGTAGGTTTCGCTGCCATTGCAAATGATCCCATTTCGCATCGCCGCGCCGAGATTGGCAACACCGTTGCTGGGAACAGGGGGAACATTGACGGGAATCGCAAACGCGACAAAGACCTGGAAGACGATGACGAGAATCGCGGTCAGGATCGCGCTGGCGATCATCTTTTGAGTAGGAGAAAGTTTTTCCATCTTGATTTATCCTTCTGTCTGTTCGAGTTGAGAATCTTGGACAGTGCGGCAATCATGCTGGTTGAATTTCAGTGAGAGCATGTAGACCACCGCACCGTCCAACCGATTAACAATCAAACTGCTTGGACTAGATATTGTATCCAACCGCGGCGGCGTCCGAATCAAAATATCCCAGTCCGAGGCGCAGGGTGGCGACGACTTTGGTCGAGTCGGTGTCGATGTCGCGCATGGTCTCGAATTTCATGCGACGTTTCCAGCGCAGTTTCCATTGATCGGGGCGCAAGAGCACGCCGCGACCCAGGGTGTTCGAGCCTTCGGAGCCATGGCGAACGCCGGTGGCTTGCGCTTTCTTCACGCCCACCGAGGGATACCAGCGCACGCCGAAGATCGGAATGCCGCCGTCCGGCAAAGCGCCGCGATTGACCGTGGCATTGTCGCCTGCGTTCGCGACGGTGAGCAGATCGGACAGCGCTTGCAACTTCCACCACGTTTGGTAATCGCAGAACGCGACGCACTTGGTCGGGTCTTCGGCAACGTACTGACCGTCCGTCCCGAGCAGTTGATACAGCGCGTTGATCTTCGTGGTGTCGATAGCCGCGCCCATGTCCTTCGCGTTCGCCGTGTTCGTCTTGAGACCCAAGCGGATCAAGCCCTTGAACACGGTATAGTCGGCACCGGAGACCGGCGTGCCGTTACCGTTGATGTTGTCGGTCGCCGAAGTGTCATCCGCGTTGAAGAGCACGAAATCGAGTTCTTCGGGCAGTTGCGCTTCGAGCTTGCGCCGCGCTTCGGGAATCGCATCGATGATCGAGTCTTCGTCCAGCTCACCCGAAACGTAACCGCGCGCGCCGAGCTTGCCGACGGTGATCGCGCGCTGGGCGGTGCCCATCTTGCTCGACGTGATCGTCGCGGGCACGGTCTTCATCGTGCTGTCTTCGGTCGCGGCTTGGCTCACGTTGTAGAACGTGAAATCGGTGCCTTCGAGCGGGATCGTGTCCGATTCGTAACCGCGCGGAATTTCTTGCTGCGGCAAGACCGCGAGCAAACGGCTGACGGCGCGAAGTTTCAGCCAGAGTTGATTCGAGAAGTTGGTCGTGACCCACTCGTCGCCGTAGGACGCGAGCGTGGACTGCATGACCTCGTTCGACTTGATCTCGACATCTTCCATCGTCTTGATCGCCACTTGCGCGTCAAGCGACTTGAACGCGCCGTCCATATACCGCAGTTCGCGTTGCGGTTTTTCGTCCAGCGCAAACGACTTGACGGCGAGCGCGCGGAGCAGTTCTTCGTCCGGTCCGTGCGAGCGCCCGATGCTCTTGCCTTCGACGCGCATGACGGCAAGCAGCGCGAGATCTTCGGGCGTCAGGATGTCGTACTTGGACGCAACGGAGATGTGACTCCCCGATTTGCCAGCGAACGGCAGCTTGCGATGCTCGATGGCGTACTGCTTTTCGAATGCGTCCTGGCGTGCTTTGGCTTCGACTTCCACCGCATCGGCGAATTTCTTCGCTTCGAGGGCTTTGGCTTCCGCTTCTTGCTTGTCCGCCTCTCGTTGTGCTTTCATTTGAGCCGCAACGATTTCGGCGACTTTGGTTTCGTCCATGTCTACCTCCGTAGATGTACTGTTGCCTTGCGGCAACTGAGAATGGGCTGGGTCAGTCCCAGCATTGTGCGTTCCATCCGTTGCGGCTGGACTCGCGCTTGCCGCAGGTGTCTCAACACCCGCCTCTGGCAATTGCAGGTCAACGCCGATGGATTTATACGCGGCTTTGAATTGAGTAACGCTATTCATGCGTGGCTCGGCGGGCTGCGTTGTTAGAGCTGCCGCCACGAGCGGCCACACCTTCACAAAGTTTGTTCCGTTCGCTTGCGGTTCGCGCTGGACGTACTGCGGGACCGAATCACTGGATGTTTTGAGCGCACCCGCTTTGATCAGATTGCGCGTCCGCGTCATGAGTTGCTTGACATAGTCGTCGTACTGGCGCGCCTTTTGCAACTGCTCTTTTTCCCACGCATCCCAGTCAATCGTGAGCGGCTTGTTAGCGGCTTTCGCTTCGTCGATCAACGCCGCTTTGAAATCGGGAATGCGCTTGACGTAGGAATCGTAGCCGTCGTTCGCGCGCAGTTTCGCGCGATATTTCAAACCGACGTCGTCGGGCTGCTCCCAGCAGATCGCGCCGATGACGGGATCGCCTTGCGTGATCGGGTCGAAGCCGTGATGATGCGTGAGGGGTCGGGGCAGGGGCAGTCGCTCGCGCCAGGTGTCGGTCGCTTTCGTGAAGAAATCCTTTTGACGCGAGGCGTCGGGAGAATCAGCGGTGCCCCATAAAATCTCGTAGTTCTCGATCTCGTCTTGCGATTCGCCGATGAACTTGACGGCATAAGAGTCGTCGAGCGGCGCGGTCTTGCCTGCAGATGCGTTTGGCGCGCCAAGTGCTTCCACTAGGTTATTGACCGCATCCGCGATTTGCGACTGTGCGTCTTCGGGGGGCAACAGCGCGAAATTATCGCACACCCAGTCGGGCTTCGTCTCGAATTGATATTGCGTGCACATGCCACTGCAGAGTGAGGCTTGCACTTCGCCCGTCGCTTCGCCGTTCGCCGTCAGCGATTCGTTGAACGGAATCGACTGATAGAACTGGCACGCGATACACGCGCGCGAATAGCGGTCGCGCAGGTTGGGCGCGTCGGTGATCGCTTTCGCGGCAGCCGTCATTTTCTCAAGCATCTTGCGCATCTCGTCGGCGGACATCTTGGCAGAGTCTTTGCCTTTCATCATCGCCAACATGACTGGGTCTTTCATCTTTTCGTCGAGCATCTTGCGCAAGTCCGCCTCGGACAGGGTGGTCAGGTCAATGGCTTTCGCGCATTGCAAATGGAACGCGGGCTTGCCCTGCGCGACGACCTTGCTTTCAACGACGATTTGCGCGAGCGCAATCAGGTCCGCTTTCGCTTCGTTGCCTGCGTTGGCGTAGAGCGCGGCAAGATGCTTGTCGGCTTCGTCCTGGGTCGCGTGACACCCGCCTGAGATCGGCTTGTCCTCACCCTTTTTGACGACACAAACCTTGTCGCCTTGCTTCATCGTTTCCCAGGGCATTACACACCTCCGAGGTTCTGGAACTTGAAGAGCAACGCTTTAACCGCGACGACCTCAGACGCGCTTGTGCCCATGCGCTTTTCAGCCGCAAGCACTAGCGCTCTCGTCGCAATCATCAGCCCCGTAAAGTCTTCCGTATCCATAGAAATGGTCTTGGGTTGTGCCTCAGCCGCTTCATTGACGGTCGGTTCGGCGACGACCGCGCTCGACTCAACGGGCGGGTCAACGGGTATGTTGCTCTCTGCGTTGGGTGTCGTTGGTTGTTTTACTTTTGCCATGTTTGCCTCCAGGCTTCTGTCGGGTTCACTCTCTAATTTCAATGCTATCAGGAATGTTTAGCGATTTCGCTTTACAATCCAATTTGCTTGAGCGCCGCGCCGATCACTTCCTCGAAAATCTTTCCGACCTCGCTGAGTTTCTGCTTCGCCACGTCGCGCAATTTGCGCCAGCCAATCTTCGCCATGACGCGCGATTGCTCGTCGCCGACGACATACGGAGCATACGATGCGGTGTTGCCTAGCTTAATCACCGCGCCTAATCCGCGGGCTTCCCCGAGCGAGTGGAAGCGCGCGCCGAGTTTCTCCGAGTTATGCAAGTTCTTTGACTTGAGTTGCGTGCCCTCGCCGCGAACATAATAAGGCGTCGGCGGTTGGTTGCCCGGTCCCATCGGCGGGTATTTTCCTAACCCTACCGTGTCAATGATTCTCTTTCCTGCGAGTGTCGACGCATCGGCGACGGCTTGCCCAATCGCTTTCGGCGCACGCCTGAATCCTTCGGTCAGCGCAGTGAGTCCGCGCACGCGGACTTTCAGGTCAAGCGGTTTTGCCACTGTCTATGTCCTTGAACATCTAACCGTTTATTTCTCACCCGGCAGAACGATGTCGGAAAGTGACCAGCATCTACAACCTACGTGCGCTGGCGGTCCGCCAAAGTATTCGCCATCGAAGAGAAACTGTTTTCCCGCACGAATCTGCTTCCCGTTCAACGCTCCACAAATCGGACACACCCGATCATCGTTGTTCGTGCTCCATATCCGCACGATCTTGAGACCCATGTAGCGCCCCTGCAACCCTTCGGTGAACATCTGCTCGCCCGCCGAAAATGCTTTCGTCGTCTCGGTGATGGCGATGCGTGAAGCGCGCGCCTCGCCAAAGGGCAGGGTGTCCATCAGGTCTTTGAGCGTCGCGCCTGGCGTCTCGATCCACGTCGCCACTTGCTCACGGATGTACGTGCGCGTGGTTTGATTGATCTGCCGCACCAACTTCGCGGCGTACTTGCGCGCCCACGTTGCCGCGTCCGCATTCGTCAGTGTGTCGTCGAAAACGATTCCAAACTTGCTCTGTGTCCAGGCATTGTTGAGTCCGATGCTGCGCTGCGCATTGCGCTGGTAGAAATCGACGAGCAGACCCCGCAAAAGAAACTCTTCGTTCGCCCAGAACTCGTCGTTGAGCGCATCGTCGATGGGATTCGATTTGTGCGCGACGGCGGTCGCCAAGAAATATATCTTGTCGTGAATCCGCTTCTGTTGTGCGGCGAACGCGGCTTGCATTGCCAGGTAGAGTGCTTTCTCTGCCGCTTGCTTTTCGCGCCAGAACGGATCGGCGTGATCGCGTCCTGCTTTGACCTCGGCTGGGAATATGCCCGCATCGATCCCCAGCAGGTCGCCCATCTGAATCAGCGATTGGTGCATCGCGGCAAGGCGCGATGTGCGATGCTCGCCTGTTAAGGTGCTAGGCGCTGGGTTGATCACTTAGGGCGTCCTGAACTTGTTTCAGCGTACTGGCAAACTGCTCGCGCAGGTCGGGGTCTATCGCGCTATCGTCTACCGCCTTACGCGCGGCAGCGCGCAATTCCGCTTGCTCGTCCGCGTCAAGGAATTTGAAATCAAACCCCATAGCCCGCTCTGGGTCGTGCTTGAGAACGTTCTTGAACTTTTTGCGTTCGTCGGCTTTAGCGGCCAGCGTCTTTGGGTCATCGAGCGTCTTCGCCGTCGCGTTGCTCTGCCGATCCTCAGCGTTCTGCGTACCCTGATCGGCTGGATTATTCGGCTTGCCGTTCGCGTTGTTTGCGTCTTTCTGCCACGCGCCCATATCGCCAGGCAGTAAGCCAGGTTGCGGCGCGCTCTGCGCTCCGACTTGCGACGGAAATAGATTGTCACGTTCGTCGCCCAACGGTTTGTCGTTGTCGAATTTCTTACGAACTTCGGCGACGGTATGGACCGTCGCGTACGCCGCGCGCTCGACAATCTCTATGTTGCGATCACGAATACGGATTTCCTCGAACTCGCCGACCAGGTTATCGCCGTAGCGGGGCAAAAGTTTAGCCGTGAACTTTTCGGCGATGCGGACCAAGTCTGGATAGATCGCATATTCGCGGAAGGTCCTTTCACCCGATACGCTGTTCGCTTCGGTCGCATTCTTGTCGAGCATCTGCACGAGACCCGGCGCGAGAATCCCGTAAATTTCCTCTTTCGAGAACTGACGACCCGACAGGAACTCCATGTCCTTCTGCGAGAGTCCCATATTGATCCACTGGACTCCGCCCGCGCCCACGCCCCGCAGCATCATCACGCGGCGCTTGACCCCGCCGTACTCGGTGTTGATGTCTTTTTTCATTTGCGTCCAGGTGTCGTCGTCGAACGTGTCCGCGTACGCAAGACCGCCCTGCGGCTTGGCGTTGTCTTTTCCGAAAAAATTGCGATTCCAAACCGCTTGCGAGTAATCGCTCTCGGTTGCCAGCGCCAGCGCCTCAATCGCGCTCAGTCCGTAGTAATCGTTGAGCGGATTCCACGTCTTGATATGCACGATCTCGTCCGCATCGAATGCGACTTGCGTGTTATCGATCTCGTAGATGTAGCCGCGAACGAACTTGCTCTTGTCGGGCACGATCAGCACGCGGTCCGGGCGCAGGAGCCACAGTTCGGCAGGCGGGCTTTGCGGCGATGCGGCATTCGGGTAAATATAGATATTGCCGTTGAGTGACAGCCAACCGATCAACGCTTCGAAGAATTCAAACTTGCTATCGAATTGGTAAGGATTCGGCTTGCGCAGCAACTGCTCAAATTCGTGATTGAAAACCTGCGTCTTGTTTTCGCCGTCGAGCGTCATCACCTGAAAGTTAGCTAGCGAGCCGACCACGCGGGTCTTGGCGGAAATCGCGCCATACACCCAACTAATCCGATGATAGAGGTCGGCTTGATTGGCGTAGATGGATGGGTCAGGCTCGCGCAACGGTTGACCGTTGTTCGACCCAACCATCGCCGCGGCGAGCTGCGCCGACTTATTGTTGAGCTGTGCTTTGACTTGCGACCAAGTTGCCATTTATTTCGTTGCTCTCGCAGTGCTCGCGCTCGTTGCAGTTGCGTTCGCGGCGCGCGGATTGTGCGCGTTGTGCGCGAATCGTTTCAAATTATTGAACCAGGCGCGCACGTTGAGCCAAAGCGTTTCGCTCCACGTGCGTTCGCCGTCGATGAATTTGCTTTCCAGATCGCCCATTGCGTCATCGAATGGCACAACGCGCGCTTTGTCTCCGAAGAAACTTGCCGCGCCCAACGCGACCTCACGTGATAGGTCGGCAAAGAAATCGCCTTTCGCATTGCGCAGCCAGCCCTTGCCGCGAATCCACACGCCGTATGCTGTCTGAGTGGGTTTGTCCATGCTATTTGCGTCTGCCACAGAGTCGACGGAGAATCGCCCGCACGAGCGAGCGCTCTGATTTCTTCTTGGCTTTCAATTCGGTTTTGTTCTGTGTTTTGGCTGCCATACTTCGCTCCATTGGGCGCTCCTGGGTGCGGGTGGGGGACGGTTTGGATTCCACCGCGACGTGAGCCGCTTTGTTGTCTCGTGTCGATCAGACCGTACGTAACCCGCCTATAACGGTCGCCTCAATCCATTCGCACCCAGCAACGCCCAACTCTATCCGATTATTTCTCTACCTGCATAGTTAATGATCGTTCTCTCTGTTCGAGTAAGTGCGCAGACTGCAGCCAATGGCGACGGTCATCAAGACGAAAATTAAGTTGACGATGTTCTCGCAAAGCGTCTGGTCGTGCGCGAGATTCACGAGTGCTCCTGTTTAGGCAAAGTCCACCGATGCTTTGCTGCCATCGCCGCGAATGGATGAAATCACGTAGCGCATGGCGTCCAGTCTATGAAAATCGTTTTTGTTCTCGATCTCTTCGGTGATATTGCCTGCCCGGTCGCGCTTGCGGCGATAACGCCCCAGTTCGTCGAGCGTGCCTTCGAGATCGTCGAAGAATACAATTTTTTCGAGCTTGAACTGCGCGTACGTTCGGCGAATTTCGATCTCGACGTCTCCGACCCCTGGCTTTGAGATGGGCAATCCGCCCGCCCCAAACTCTTTGCGCCACTGCCCTTCGGAAGCGGATCCCCCGTAGGTCTTCGGTCTGCCTGGCTCGCCTTGCAGCAAATCTACCGCATGTTCGCGCGCCGACTTTCCCCCATCCAGATACTCTCGATAACAATAAAGCGTCTTCGTGCCTGGCTCTTCGGCAAAGAAAAGCGCGGCGGTGTTGACCCCGCCAAAGTCGAGTCCCGCATAGCGCTTCCATTCTTTCGGGATCGGGAAGCGTGGGCAGGTATGCGTTTTGCGATCGAAAATGTCGTAAATCAGGTAACGCAGTTTGGCGACGCGACCGCGATAGAACATCAAGAAGTCGTCATTCGCCATCGTCGCCCGCGCTTCCTCATACTCTTCAATGGGAAACATCGGGTTGATGATCGAGTCGTATTGAATGAGTCCGATGTCGGCGGTCGGGTTATCCGTGACCTCGACCTCGCCCCCGCGCAGGCTAGTTTCGAGCGTCTTGGTTCCACCTAATTCGGCTTTTTCGATGACCTGTTGCTTGAGCCATCCCAGGTTATAAAGGGTCGTCGTGATCAGAATGGGCGCACGATAGAGCGCCCCGCGTCGTCGCAACGCGTGCCAGGCTTCAATCCCGAACTCGTCTTGCCCGGCTTCGTCGAGCCACATGGCTTTGACTGTGGCGGATTCCAACCCCCCCAGCGCTTGCGCCGAGCGAAGAATCACACGCGCATACATACGGTCCGTCGAGCGCCGCGCCCAGAATTTGCCAGTGGTGGGATTCCGCAGTTCAAAGACGCGATCGCCCGACCAAAACCGCCCCAGTCCCAGAATCTCGTCGAAGACCCGCAGGAATTCGGGCAACATTTTCAGTTTGAAAAGATCGTAGGAACTCGTGACCGCAAAGTAATCGCCACTCCCCATGCGGTCGATGCGGCTTTTCAGCCACCACGGTCCGAAACTCGTCTTTCCGCTCTGCGTGCCGGCAATCATAGCGACGATGCGCCGCTGACTGTCGAAGGCACGATTTTGCGCTAGATGAAACGGGACCGGCTCATCGTTCGCGCCAATCAGGTGCCGCTCAGGAAAGTTTTGGCGTAGGTGTACTTGGTGCAGAATCCCCCGGTTTCGGGCTTCCTGCGCCGCCAGCGCCAATGCTACCAATTGTTCGCGTGATAAATTCGATGAGGTCTGCATTACTCATTTCGCCGAAATTCACTGTGAGCGGCTTGTCGAGTCCTAGAAGTTTCGCGCGCCTTTCCAGGATTCGCAGCATGGTCCCAATCGCTGTATCGTCGCCCTTGTGAACATTGTCCCAGATCGCATTGAGCGCGTTGTCAAGTCGGCGAAGATCAAGCTGCACGACTTCGTTCACTTCCCTCACCTGGTCCGCTCGCCAGCGTCCCATGATCATCTTGACATCACTCGCGACCGTGCCGACCGATACGCCCAGCGCACCCGCAATGTCGCGATAGTTCAATCCCGCCACTAAGTTCGCGGCAACGGTCTTGCGCCGCTCTTCCATCGCTGCGGATTTGGCTTTCCTGCTCATTTCGCCCGTTCATCCCCGATGTGTTCAGGTTCCTGCGCGAGAGGGCTGGATGGCGACAATTCGGCAGGTTTTTCAGCGTTTTTAGCCAGCCAGTCCTCGATAATTTCAACCATCGCCGCGAATGCGGTCGCCGTGTTCAGGATGCCCTTCGCCTCTTTGAATTTCAAGAGCGATTCAAAGAAACGGTCAAAATCCTTATAGTGCGCGGCAAGACGCGGCTTGGAGACCGACCCCAAGCGATTGAGCACGCCCTTGATCTGCGTGATTTCTGGGTCAAGGAATAGAATGGTCAGTTCCTCAAAGCGCAGGCGCGCGTCGGATAAGTGCTGCACCTTGACCGTTTCGAGGGTTTTGTCGTCGAGACCTGTGTAGACTTTGAGTTTGAGGTCGTCGACCGTTTCCCATAGTTCGAGCAGGGTGATAGCGATCCGTTCGTGGTCTTCGCCGTGATTGATGATCTTGTCGTCATGCAGATCGTCGGGCATTCATAAACTCCCATCGCTTCACATCCGCTTCGACCAGCGGGAAGAAGAGCTTGATGCGTTCGTAGTCGCGGGGAAAATATCGCTTGATCGGCGCGCAAAATCGCTGATAGATGCCGTCGAACGAACGACCGAACAAACGATAGTCGACGGGCAGTTGGACACCCGCGCGCTTGAGTTCGATCATCTGACGGCGCTTGGTCAAGTCCCAGATCGGATAAAATTCGCGCTTGGTCACGTTGACCGCGCCGCGTTCTTTCAAGCCCATCAGCACCGTAAAACTATCCACGCCACGAGCGCATCGCGCGCCGCATCGTCCAGCATCGCGTACGTCGGCTCATTCCACCGCACGATCTCGTGCAGGCGCTTGTACATCTTTTCATAGCCGCCCACGTAAGTCGGGGCATAGCAGCAAAAGATGGCGTCCGCGCGGTCGGCAAAGCGTTTGAAATGTTCAAAGACGTCCCCCGCAAAGAACGAGGTAAGTCGAATCGGCGTGCTCTGAATCTTGGCGACGGTCTTGGCAACCAGATCGCCGAACTGCTGTTGATGCGCCTGGAACATGCGCCGATTGTGTTCGGACTTGTCGACCTTCTCGAAAGCCAGCACGTCGAGCAAGACCATGATGGATGCCAGGCGCTCGGCGTCACTGTTCAGAAACGGCAGAAGCCACTCGAAAGCGGGATCGACGACCTCGAAGTCCATCGGCGTGTGCGCCAAGAAATTTCCTGCCAGGCAGGAGTAGAACGAAACGTCGTTGGAATGAATCTCGCGCACGCGACTGTGCTGCGTTAGGACGGCTTCGCTGGTGAAGTTCCCCGAACAGCCAATGACCGCCAGTCGGTGATCGAACGCCGCCGCTTCACGCGCCAGAAAACCTTGAACGACGGGATTGATGGCTCCGATGAACATGATATAAAATAAAAATCCCGACACGAATTTAATCGTGTCGGGATCCGCCTTTTCGGTCAGTTACCCTTACGTTTTTTTGGACGTATGCCCAGATGAGTCCAAGCATCAGTCCGAGAATCAGAAAGCAGCCGCCTCGATGAGATCGGGCATAACTGCCTCGCTTTCGTAGCGATGCCGCCTCTTCGGTCGGTCAGTCGCCAGTAGTCGCGTTGTTCAATTGTTGAGCCAAGGGAACAAGTTCCCTGAGATCGATCACTCCGTCGATACTGATCGTCGGCAATGGTTTGCCGTCTTTGCCTGGTTGGACATGATAGCCGCAATGGTCGGCGAACGCCTTGCCAAGCAACGCATAAAACGCAGGCGTGTGTCCGACTGCGTTACCAATACCCAAACCGCTTGCCAGGAGAATCATGTTGATCAGATCGGGCGCCATCGTCCTGTAAAAACAACGCCGCACGAGATCGCTCTACCGTACTGGTGAGCGAACCCCTGCGGCTACCTCCACCGACAGTCTTACCGGCTGCACGTTGAAACCTTGAAAATCGTCAGTGCTCTGGCGATGCAATCGAGCGGAACGTGCAGGCAGATTTTTTAATGGTCGTGCAAGTACCTATGCGTGTCAAAATTTTGGCATCAAGTTGGTAATAACGCCCCGTACCGAGAAATAAGAGCACTCGGTCGGGGCGAGTGTGAAGTGGGAGACCCGACGTCAATCACCTCACGCGTAGATTATAGCACAGTAGAACACGTGTGTCAAGAGTAAGTTGTATGCGCCAAGTGCAGAGCAACAGCGCAGAACAGCAGGTCTACAGAACAGCAGGTCTAGGTTTGGATTGCGAAGTGGTTCACAGGGGCTTGGG